TTGCCCGGTAGCACCATTGAAGGTAAGGCTGGTCCGGCTCAGAAAGGATCCCGTAAGGGGATTAAGGATTACGTGGAGCTAATCCTTAACATGGAAGAGGGTGAAATTATCTTGGAACGCTTAATCGACCCCCGATTGGGAGCGGCGGAGAAACAAAGTGCTGATGGAGCCACGACCATTATCAGCGACCTAGACGATGCAGGTATGACCGTGATACCCGCACCGGGGGTGGACATAGAAAACGGGCTACAACTCATAACCAACAAACTAGCGTACGATGACTCGGCTAAGATAACGAGCATCAATGCCCCTAAGTTGTATGTCAGTGAGCGGTGTCATAACATCATATACGCCTTGCAGGAATACACCGCATCGGGTGGTAAGAACGAAGCCACTAAGGATCCCGTCGATTGTTTGCGTTACATTGCTGTTTCCAATCCTGATTTTATGGATAACAAAGAACCTGATAGATACAACCGAACCGGAGTTTACTAACCATGAATAAACCTAAAGGAATATCCGCCCACACTTGGGCAAAACATAAAAAGCTAACCGCCCAGAAGGGCAAAAGGCTATTGACAAACCGTTTTAAATGGTAAAAAGCTGCTTAATATGAGTTCTTATGATGGTAGCGATTCTCCCGCTACCGACTCTAGCTTACAAGAAGCCCCTCCGGAAGGCTCCGGTCCAGATTTTGGTACGCTAAAGAAGTCCTTTGAGGATTGCGTAGCTAATCTACAGCCGTACGTGGACCAATGCCGGGATAATTACGAGACTCGGTACGCTATCTGGAATGGTCAGAGTTCTGATGGGCGGAAGCATTCCCGAGAAGGGTCCAAGATTGACCCCACTCCGTGGGACGGAGCTTCGGATCTTCGGGTATTCCTTACGGACGAGGCTATTAATGCCAAGGTAGCTATGCAATGCATGGCTTTTCGTAGGGCCAATATCGTAGCTATTCCGGTAGAGGGTAACGATTTAAAGCGGGCTAAAACGGTCAGCGGTTTTATGCGCTGGCTAGTACAGACTCAGATTCCGGAAATCGACCGGGAGGTAGAGTTGCTGGCAAACTACGTGTACGAAAAGGGGATCGGTATTACCGGGCAATTCTGGGAAGTCGTCAAAGAAAAGACTCTGGCTACGATAACGCTCGACCAGCTACAGCAGCAGTTCCCAACGATGGATGTTCTGATGATCATTCAGAACCCGGATACTGCCGCTAGCATGGCGGCGATATTTGAGGAGGTCTATCAATGCTCTAATCGTAAAGCCAAGAGGATGATATCGGAACTTCTTGCGACCCAAGAAACCACGGTACCAGTAGTAGGTAGGGAGAGGTCTCGTCCGGTGGTTAGAGCTTTTAACCTAGACGAGAATTTATTCATACCTCATTTTGCTACGGATTTAGAAACTGCCCCGGCAATCTACCGGGTGCAGTACTTTACGGCGGAGCAACTAAGAGCTTTTGTCCTAAACGAGGATTGGGACGAGGAGTGGGTGGAAGCGGCTATCACTACCTGCCGAGGTAGGATGCTTACTATTATCCCCAGCGAGTACACCAAGACAGGCTCTCGGGCGTTCTCATTTTTGCAGACGGAGTTCTCTACCTTGATTGGGGTAGTGTATGCATACCAGCGTCTGAGCGACGAAGACGGGGTTCCCGGAGTGTACTTAACGATATTCCATCCGGATTTGCCCCCGGACGTAAGTCACATGGGGTACGCCAAGTACGGTCTTTTAGGTTACGCTCATGGTAAGTACCCTTTTGTGCTGCATCGTCGGGAATTCTTGTCCCGTAGATTGCATGATAGCCGGGGCATCCCTGAACCGGGTAAGCCTATTCAGGACCAGATTAAGGTACACAAGGATTCCCGAGTAGACGCTGCATCGTTAGCAGTCTTACCACCAATGGGTTATCCCGTAGGTCGGCCTCCGGGTAGATGGGGTGCAGGAGCTAGGGTTCCAGAACGTAGGCCGGGTGAGTACCACTTCATGGACCGTCCCATGCCCGACAACATTACGGAGAATAGCGAGGCGTTGCTCCGGGACGACTTTAACCAGTACAATAGCTTTTCGTCCAAGGGAGGGGATGCTCAATTTGCGTTAATTAAAAACCAGTTTGAGACCGATAAGTTTATGTCCAGTTGGGCTAAAGCTTTCGGACAGATATGGTCTTTATACCAGCAGTACGGGTCAGAGCAGGTGTACTTCCGCGTAGTAGGCCTACGTCAATTAGAGCCTATCGAATTCAACAAGGGGGATCAGGGTGAGGAGTTTGATTTCATCCTGAGCTTCCGGGTGGACTCGATGGACACAGATGCATCTTTCCAACGGCTGGAGCAGATCGCAAAAATTGTAGCTACCGCGAATAGGGATGGGATTGTTGACTACTCGGAATGGCTGCAAGTTATGATTGAGGCGGTAGACCCCACTATCGCGGAACGTATCCTCCTACCTAAAGAAGTTGGTCAGGAAAAAGCCGTTAGAGAAGTTCAAGATACTCTTGCCAAGGTATACGCGGGTCAGGATCACGACATCCAAGAAGGCACTCCCCCGGAAATAGGTATGTCTACCATTCAGAACTACATACAAAGCGATCCAACGGTACAAGCTAGGATGCAAAACGCGGGGGATCCTTTCGGTAAGCGTATCGAGAAGCTTATGAAGCAACTTCAGTTTCAAGTAACTCAACAGAACAACGCCCAGATTGGGCGTATGGGGGCATAATGGAAAATACCAACTACAACGAAGACCGGAGCCTAGCAGGCATTTCCGAAGCTATGGTGGAGCTGGCGAGGAATTCTAACTTCGCAGTTTTCATCGAGGCTATAAAAGCCCAAAGGGAAGTAGTCATCGAAGACTTATGCTCTGATGAAGTAGTAAAGAATGAGAGGGCTACCTTGGTAGCTATCGGGGAGCTCCGGACCTATAAATCTATCCTAGCTACATACTCGGAGCTTATTGCCCGAAAAGAATTTTAGTTGACAGTCTGTATAGTAGGTTTCAACTTTATCGTACTTGGCAACTTGCCATGATAACGGTGGCTTCACCAGCCGATTATTGGTGATGAACGTATGGATACTAATTCTGTCAGTGCGACTTCTTCACCTGTCGCTAACTCCGGTGATGAAACTGGGTTGAGCAATGTTACGCCGGGACAAGCAGCAGCTATTCTTTTTTCCCATACTCCGAAAGAAGAGGAGACGAAGCCTGTTCCAGCAGTCGTGGAAAACATTGCTACGGAGGAATCCTCCACAACTACAACCACCACGACAGAAGCGGAAAACGCTCCTGCTGAGACAACGACCGAGGAATCAACCCCCGCTGAAGATAGTCCAACTGCGGAAGGGGAAACCGAAGCCGAAGCCGACAGTGTTCTTTCTCAAAAATCTTCTCTCGATCCAAAGCTGCGGGATAAAATCCAACGGCGAATTAACGAGGAGGTTGCCAAACGAAAAGTTCTTGAAGCCCGATTAACGGACATGGATACCAGCATTAAAAAGCTGGAATCCGAGAAAGTTAATCCGCCTCCTGCCCCTCATGTACCTCATCGTGGTACTACTGTTCTTGCTGAGATTAACGATTTTTCTTCGTTACTCAAACTTCAGAAGGACGCCAAAGAGGCAATGCGCTGGGCCGAGGATCATCTAGATAATGATGAACTCGGAGAAGGTGTGGTAGTAGGCGAAGAGGTCTACGACCGAGCCCGACTCAAGAGCATTGTTAAGAATGCGCGAATAACCTTAGAGGATAAAGTCCCCGCTCGCCAACAGTTCTTAACTAGTAGGCAACAGCTCTCGCAACAAGCAGTTAACTTGTTTCCGTTTTTGACGGATAAAACGTCGCCAGATTACCAGATGGCTGTGCATGCGTACCGTCAGAACCCGTGGTTAGAGGATCTTCCAAATGCCGATTTTATTATTGGTTTGCAAGTCGAAGGATTAAAAGTCGTGAAGGCACGCGAAGAGTTAAAATCCAAGGCAGCGGAAAAACCAAAAGTAAAAGCCCCGGTCAGTAAACCGTCTGGGGACCAGACTGTGATGCCTACGTCCTCTTCAGGATCTAGGGTTACTGTCCAAAGCGGAGTAAAAGCCGCGTTACAAGCGGAGAGAACGAGGATCTTGAAACAGGGCACCGTATCAGCGAACGAAGCGTCCGCTATGCTCCTACGTAGTGAAATGTTACGCAACACTCGATAATCATCATGCCTTTAGCCACCAGTTACAATACCTCCGGAGACCGTGAAGACCTCACGGACTTCCTTACAATTCTCGAACCCGAGGATTGCCCGAAAATTTCTACCTTCGCCAAGACGACGAAGGTATCTAACACCTTCCAAACTTGGCAGGCCGATACCCTCGCGGCTGTTGATTTTGGCGGCGTCTTGGAAGGTCAAGACGTTCAGGCTTTCAACAACGAAACTGCCAACCGTGCTCGGTTTGGTAACTACGTTCAGATGTACCGTCGCCCGTGGATGGTCTCGCGTCTGCAAGAAGCTTCTGATCCAGCGGGCGTCTCTTCGGAGGTCGCTAACGCGAAGATCAAGGCTATGCGCGAACTGAAACGCAGCATGGAAGCTGCGGTGGGTTCGGACAATGATATGCAGCAGGACAACGGTGTCATCCCATTCAAGAGCCGTGGTCTTGGTTCGTTTATCTCCTCGTCCGCGCAGACAACGAATCCCGTCCCTACGGCGTTCCTTACTCCTGCGGCTAGCATCAACGCGACGGCGGGTGCCTCCCTCACGGAGTCGCTCTTCAACGACGTTTTCCAGTCGATCTTCCAAGTTAACGGCGGTCGCCGTAACTACACCCTGTTTGCTGGTCCTAGCCTTAAGCGGGCTATCAGCAAGTTCCAGCGTGTGGAAGGTGCGAGCGGTACCACCAAGTCCTATCAGGTTAATCAGGACGCCACCGAGAAGAAAGTAACCTTGAACGTCACCATCTACGATGGCGATTTCCACAATGTTACCATCATCCCTGACATGTTCAACGGTTTGGCTGATGGGGCTAATCCCTCCACGGTCACCGCCACGCAGCAGATGCGCGGGTATGTCATCGACCTTAATCTCGTCGGTATCGGCACCATGCTCGGTATCCAAGCTGACGAACTTGAGGATCAGGGTGCAGGTCGTCGCGGGTTTGTTTCCGCCTCGGCTCTTCTGTGTGTCAAAAACCCTAAGGGTCTTGGCAAATTCAACGCTACCTCGTAACCCCTTAATATACTACTACCATGGCTGATACAGCATTCACTATTAACGATGACCGCGTATCCCCCCTTTCCATTCAGGAACAGGCGGCTACGGGGTTCTCACACAAATTCCGTGTTCTCTTTTCCGATATCGCTCTCGGAAGTGGGTCCACGGATACCGTTACAGTTACTTTAGGGGCTACGCCCGCTAAGTTTATTGTGAACGCGGGCTTGGTCAATGTCTCTACTGCCTTTGCGGGCACGGGGGCTATGACCATCATCGTCGGTACGGCACTTAGCACGGCGGCTCTTATCGCATCAACGTCAATCCTGACGGCTGGTGCTTTAGTAGCTACCTCCACCACGGCTATCTCGACTAACCTTAAAGCGGTTGTGGCGGGTACCTTGGTGGCTACGTTCACCAATGCTACCAGCGGGAGCCCTTCGGCTCTTACGGCTGGCGAATTGGCGATCTACGTGAATATTCAGGATCTTACTAAGCTCCCGTAATTCTAAGTATGGGGGGAGGTAAAACTCCCCCCTAACTATTTTCCTATGGATTCTGATGTAATCACATCACTCCCGCAGGATTTTCTTAAGGATTTTGCTGCCGAGTTATCTGGCCGAATCCCCCAAGAGAAGATCGATGCTGACCTTAGACAGGCTCGCAACGCCCGAGTTATGCAGCAGCTTGGTTCTGAGAGGATTGAGGGAGTAGGGCAGAAGATAGCGGAGATTGATCCCCGATTGTACTTTCGTATGCTGCATACCTTTGGTCATGTGGATAACTGGCTGGACGATTTGCTGGCCGACAATCCCCAATTGTGT